TCTCGCTGGTGAATCAAGCACGGGAAAGACTTTTTTTGCTCTTTCTGTTGTTCGTCATTTTCTTGAGTCTAATCCTGAGGGCAACGTCATTTATTTTGAGTCTGAGTCCGCCATTTCTAAGCAGATGATGGAGGAACGTAACATTGACGTGGCACGTGTCGGTCTGGTTCCTGTAGTCACAGTGCAGGAGTTTCGTACACAGGCTATGAAGATTGTCAGTGAATACGAAAAACTCAAGGAAGCTGACAGACCTCCCTTGCTAATGGTCCTAGATAGTCTGGGTAACTTATCCACCTCTAAGGAGATGGAAGACTCCGCAGCAGGAAAAGACACACGAGATATGACACGAGCCCAAGTGGTTAAGTCTATCTTCCGTGTCCTGACATTAAATCTAGGTCGAGCGAATATACCCCTGCTAGTTACCAACCACACCTATGAGGTTGTGGGTGCTTATGTCCCTATGAAGGAGATGAGTGGTGGAACAGGTCTCAAGTACGCTGCTTCTAACATTATTTTCTTATCGAAGGCGAAGGAAAAAGACGGTACCGAAGTTGTTGGCAATATCATTACTGCCACGAATCGTAAGTCTCGCTTCACGAAAGAAAACAGTAAAGTAAAAACGCGACTATTCTATGACGAACGTGGTCTTGACCGTTACTTCGGACTACTGGAACTGGGTGAACAGTACGGAGTCTTTGAGCGGGTCGGCAATCGTTATAAGGTGGGTGATAAGTCTGTTTATCCTAAACAGATTCTTGCTGATCCTGAAAAATACTTTACCGAAGATGTGATGCAAGCTTTGGATGAAGCCGCAGCAAAGGAGTTCAAGTACGGTAATGAATGAACGCATCGAGCGCACGATCTTGCGGAACCTCTTTAGAAATGAAGAGTTTTACCGCAAGGTCTTGCCTTTTATTAAATCTGATTATTATGAAGAACTAAATGAAAAAGTCATTTTTGAAGAGATCAGAAAATTCGCTGATAAGTATGACCGTCTCCCGACCGAGGAGGTTGTTCTTATTGAGATCGAACGACGGACAGACGTTTCTGATCAGACGTTTGGTGAAGTCCGAAGTATCTGTCAATCTTTCACGGATGTAAAAGAAGATCCTACGAAAGAATGGTTGACAGACGCCACTGAGAAGTGGTGTAAAGATCGTGCCATTTACCTGGCACTGATGGAATCTATTCGTCTGGCAGACGGAGACGATAAGGACGAGAAGAAGTCCCGTGATTCTATCCCTGACATTCTGAAGGAAGCCCTGGCGGTTTCCTTCGATGACCACATTGGTCACGACTATCTCACAGATTACAAGGAACGCTTCGACTTCTATACGACAGAAGAGGAGAAGATCCCATATGACTTGGAGTTCTTTAACAAGATCACCAAGGGTGGCATCCCTAACAAGACCCTCAACGTCGCCCTGGCGGGCACTGGAGTGGGTAAGAGTATGTTTATGTGTCACCAGGCAGCATCCTGCCTTTCGATGGGTAAGAACGTCCTATACATAACCTGTGAGATGTCTGAGGAGAAGATTGCAGAGCGTATCGACGCGAATCTTCTCAACGTAAACATCAAAGACATTCCTGAACTGCCCAGGATGATCTTTGAATCCAAGGTGGCTGACCTTGCACGTAAGACAGAAGGCAAACTCATCATCAAAGAGTACCCAACAGCGTCAGCACACGCTGGTCACTTCCGTGCCTTGCTCAATGATTTGGCACTGAAGAAGTCCTTCTCACCAGATATTATCTTTATCGATTATCTGAACATTTGTGCATCATCGAGATATAAAGGTGCCATCGTCAACTCTTACACGTACGTTAAAGCGATTGCAGAAGAACTTCGCGGCTTGGCTGTCGAGTTTGATCTACCAATCGTATCTGCTACTCAGACTACTAGGTCTGGTTTTGGCAATAGCGACGTTGATCTTACCGACACTTCTGAGTCTTTTGGTCTACCCGCTACTGCAGATTTTATGTTTGCTCTTATTAGCACTGAGGAGCTTGAACAACAGAACCAGATTATGGTCAAGCAACTCAAGAACAGGTACAATGACCTGACATCATACAGGCGATTTGTGGTCGGTGTTGACAGAGCGAAGATGAAGCTGTATGATGTTGAGCAAACCGAAGACGCCGAAGCGACAGCGAAGCAGATGGATTTCCAACCTGACTTCTCTAAAGAATCCCAATCTAAATTTTCTGACTTTGTAGTATGACCACTGAAACTGAAACTCGTCAAGTAGACTATAACAAGTATGCTGAGTTTGTTAATGCCGTAACTAGTTTTCCTTCTCAAACTAACGATGAGTTTATTAAGCGCATCGAAGACCTCAATGAGAAGAATGTAAACATTGCTCGTCTCTTGACTGCAGCTGTTGGTATCTCTGCAGAGGGTGGAGAGTTTACAGAACTTGTTAAGAAGATTGCTTTCCAAGGAAAGGAACTTAACTCTGATGTTAAACTCCATATGATCAAGGAGATGGGCGATGTTATGTGGTATATGGCACAAGCCTGTATGGCACTTGACATTGATCTGAACACCGTTCTTACACAGAATATGGTGAAACTGATGTCTCGTTATCCTGATGGTACATTTGATGTTTATTTCTCTGAGAATCGGAAGGAAGGTGACCTGTGAGCGATAGTGTAAAGATCGAACTCTCTGCTGAGATGGCAGATGCTCTGCTTACCCTTATGGATGCTGAGCAAAAAATTTATACCACGGACATTAAATCTTGTCCCGTACGCATCATTAGAATTAGAGAACTGATGCGTGAAATTGTTCATCAACTTCAAGACAATGAATCGACTGACTGAAGCAATCATTGGTGGCGCTCTACTTGGGTGCCTTCACGGAGCAATGGTAGAAGCAAAGCCATCCAAAGGTTTCTTCACGATGGATGCTATGGGTTGTATGCTTCTTAAGGAGTGTACTGAGGGTGTAGAAAAAATCACTTCTTCTGATGATCTACGCTCTGCATTCCCCGACTCAAACTGGAATCCAGTTGCTGATGAGTTCGATAAGATTATGCAAGCCTTTAGTGTTATTGGCGTTGATGTTCATCTTGCTGATGAAAAGTATTTTCCCGTAGGACATCGCGGTGTTTATCATACTGTTAGTAATCATTTTTATCTCAACAAAACTTTCGTTCATCGTCCACACGTCTTAATGAGTGTTGTCCGCCACGAAGGTTGGCACGCTGCTCAAGATTGTATGGCAGGTAGCATCAATAATAACTTGATTGCTATTATCCATAACGAAGAAGATGTCCCTAAGATCTGGCAAGATATGGCAAAGAGTGCATACAGGGATATGCCTCACGCTATTCCCTGGGAGAAAGAAGCATTCTGGGCAGGCAAGACTGAGGGTATGACCCAGAAAGCACTCGAATCTTGTGCTCGCGGTAAGATGTGGTTAGATTACGATCCGACACCATTGACCCGCAAGTGGCTTGAAGAGAACGGTCACCTCTGATATACTAAAGACCTTCCGATAAATAAGTCGGAGGGTCTTTTTAATGGCAGAACTCAGTAGGCGACGATCGAACGGCGAGACCGTCTTTGAATCGTACATCCACAACAAAGAAGACTGGGATCGTTACAACAACGATGTTCTGACCTTCAGGGGACCTGCAGGCGGTAAGGATTTTCCTATCTACAAAGATAATAATGATCTGTCACCATCTTTAGAGATGGGTAAGGTTGTCAAACTGATTGACAATAAGCAGAGGATGGTAACCATCAAAGGTAGATCGACACCTTGTGCTCACATTGAACAGGGCACAGTGAAAGGTTGGTGTCCTATCCAGTGGATATCATACAAGGCTAAAGATTTTGAGAAAAAGCAGAACGTTGCAATGGATATGCTCGCTGCTGCTATACAAGAGAGAATGGTTGGCGGAGAAGGTATCTGTATCTTCTTTAGAGATAGAAACCATAATATCGGGCAGGTATATAAGAATGTTACTGGCATCAAAAAGATCGTAAACGGTGAGTTTGGTGTCCGATATGACCCCAAGTCTGACTTTGCATTGATGTCTGGCAGGCAACACGTCTGTCATATCTCACACAAGGACAAGGGTGGACCCAAGGCATATCAGCAGTACGCTGGTCTCACGAGAGAAGCAGACTTTGGGAGGACAGGTATCCTCAGTGAGCATCCTGAAGTTCTGGCTTTCCTTGAGGATGCTCTGCCACGCTATAACGAGATCCAGAACAATAGAGTTCGTTTTCGTAGGTACGTGGAGAGCGATGAACTAGCACAACTGGCGATCTTTGGACCTGAGTTTGGGCGTCAAAACGGCGTGAACAACGTGCACGTGATGGCGCAGGGTGATCCGATCTTGATCCCTTCTGACGGCGCTGTGCAGGGGTGTGGGATGGCATACGAACTGCAGTTCTCTGAGGATCATTCCCTGGATGGTGACCTGACTCACTTCAAAACACGTGGGTACAAGGCTGTGATCGGTGTGCGGTATGGTGAACTGTCACGTAAGGTCACCTATCAGGGGCGAGAGTATCGTAGACTGAGAGCATTGATCGGACCAGAAGACCTACTTAGAACAGCGGAGTTCATCTGATGGCAAACGTCACCCAACTCAAGCACCTGGAGCACATCGAAGATGAGATGCTGAACTACGGCGTCGTAGGTTGTATGGCGGCTGTCGCTTTCCTAGAGGAACTGGTACAGATGCTAGGCAAGTCTGCCAACGCTACTGGTTTTATGCAGACTAAGTGGGATGGTGCCCCCTCTGTTGTCTGTGGTATGGACCCTGACATCGGTAAGTTCTTTGTCGGTACCAAGTCTGTGTTTGCTAAGACACAGCCCAAGCAATGCTTTTCTAATGAGGATATTGATAAGTGGTATGACGGTGACCTGGCAGAGAAACTGAAGTATTCTCTAGAGCACTTCAGCAAGCTGGGTATCGAAGGAGTGATTCAAGGTGACCTTCTGTTCACCCGTGATAAAAAATATGAAGAGGTGAATGGTGAGAAACTGATTACGTTCCGTCCTAACACCATCACCTATGGTATTCCCGTTGACCATCCTATTGGTCAAGTGGTACACGCTGCCAAGGTTGGAGTAGTTTTCCACACCCACTATACAGGTGATGAACTAGCCACGATGCAGGCACGTGCTGGTGCTCCTATCAACAGATTCAAGAAAACTCCTGACGTTGCAGTCATTTCTAACGATACTGAGATCAACAAAGTTACACTCAGTGACCAAGAAATGAACAAATTTCGTGGTCATATCAAAAAAATAGAAAGGATGTGTGGAATATGTGGGGATTTCTTGGACAATCTTGTGGAAAACACAGGGTCAACTGGGGATAAAAGGTTTCACGTTGCTACTATACTGAAGCAGTTCTTTAACAATGAGATCCGTGAGGGTAGACAGGTGGGTAACATCCGTCGCACTCTGGATCAACTGATCATCTTCTACCACGAGAAGATGAAGAAGGAACTGGGTAAGATCAAGACTGAAAAGAACCTGACTGCTAAGCGTATGCTGGTCTATCAGTCTGAAGAATACCTGGATAAGAATGAAAGAAAGTTTCAGGCTATGTTGGCGCTCTATAAAGAGTTCCAAATCGCCAAGAAATTCGTTATAGATAAACTAGACCACCTCGAACAGTTCCGAACATTTGTTCAGACTGACAAGGGTTATAAGGTTACGACTCCAGAAGGATATGTGTTGCACCAAGATGGCAATATGATCAAGTTGGTTAATCGTATTGAGTTTGCATATAACAATTTCACCATACAAAAGCAATGGCGGTAGACCACATCTATAAATGTTGCTATTTTACCTTTGGACGTTTCCAACCACCCACAATTGGACACCAAGAAAACATTGAGGGAGTAAAAAATGCTGCTGGTAGTTGTGATTGGCGTATCTATACCTCTCGTTCTCACGATA